GGTGTCGCCACGTCCAAAAAGAATGGTGACTCACCCAAAGGAACAACATGCAAGTACATGCAAACAGAAGGTAAAAAGTAATGCAGAAAATCGTTAATGCTATCGCCATTTTTGGTGGTGTAGTGGCACTTGGAGTCGTAGGACTCGGTGGATATGTATTCATCCGTAAGGATGCAATCATTGAAGATATTAAAACAAAAGTAACAGGAGCAGCACTCGGTGCAGTGTCTGGTTCGTTACCTGACATGGTTCCAGACGCTCTACCCGACTTCTCTGGACCCGCTTTACCACTAAAATGAAGAGCAGAAACATACTTATAGCGACAGTGGGTGGTCTAGTGGGACTCTCACATATAGGTATGATTGCACTCCTCGTATCACGAGTCGGAGTTAAAGACCAGATACCACTTATCAGTCCACCAGTAGGACCATATACATCATATGCTATATCAGCATCTAAGGATGGGTATAAGGTAAGTTATCAAGCAAATGACCCTAAAACTATGGTCAAGAGCACATCAACTAAGGTCAAAGGTCTAACAAAGAAAACAGAAACTACTGTTGTAGATGAGTATACAATGGATGGTAAGACCCATCTAGGTGTACTAGGCATGGCAGAGGCGAATGCACTCAACGTAGCATGCATCAAGGCAGAAGGTGGTGGTGAACAGACAGGCAAGGTAGTAGGTGCTGCTGTTGGTACTGCTGCTGGTGCAAAGGTAGTTGCTGTACCATTCGTAGGTCCAGTTCTAGGAGGTCTTGTAGCACTAGGTGCTGCTGATAAAGGTGCTGACATAGGTGGTCAGATAGCGACTGAATGGAGTGAAGCATGTGACCCTGATACAACCGATTAATATAAACGATGTCAATGTATTTGACATAACATTGCCCCCGATCACGCAAAGATATAGCGTGACACCAGGGGCATTGCCATTTTATAACCCAGTAACGGTACCAGTTGGTGTACCTTTGATTCTGATGCCTGGATGTGTAGAAGCACACCCAGAAAGCAAACCACAGAACCCAAATAATAACTTAGTCAAAGATGATGAGGACGGAGCAAAGGTATATTGTGATGCTGGTATGCCATCCTTTGATGCGATGGACTATACACCAGAGAATTTAATAATAACGAGAGATATAGAGACACCTGTGGTAGAAGCACCACCTCCACCAGAGACACCAGAAGTAGAACCACCAGATATACCACCCACAAACGAAGAACTTCCCTGCCCTGGACCAAATGCACCTAGAATAGGTGACATAGCACAGAACAAGGAAGAGAAAGTATCAGGTTTTGAAAAACAGATTGACCCTGTAACTAATAAGGAAATCTGTGTGACATTGTATGAGGATATACCACCACTAGAAGCACTATTACCAGACGTTCAGACAGTGAGTACCACCGCAGTTATAGCAACAGTTGCTACGGGATCTGCACTCCTAGCGAAACCTCTTGCAGACCTGTTGTTGAGGGTTTTTCGTCCCGCGATAAAAAAGGGATTGACCACTTTCCAAACCAAGATTTTGAAGAAGGCACCGAGGCAGTTAAGTCGCTCTGAGATCCAGACGAATCAGTATCGGAAAAAGAAAGGTTTAGATCCTTTTTCTCCTCCGAAGAAGAAGAAGGGTTAAGTTGATGGACGTGTGGTTTCACTACATGTACACCGTCCACAACTACATCAGCACATATCTTATGATACGGTGAGTTTTTGTGGAACCGAATTCCGTCCCTGGCGAGTTCACCACAGTTCTTTAATCTTGCTATCTCAAAGTCTAATCTTTTATTGGCGATGTTTTGTGTTTGTAATGCTATCTGTGTCTCTACTGCTAGTTTACACTGCTCTTGTGCCTTTTTATCTAATGGTATTGACCATGTTGCAGACACACCAACAGATGCGTTCAGTTGATCCTTCTGACCTGTACGAGTAGGCATGTAATATAAAATATTCCCTGGATTGTCGATCTGACCGTCATCATCAGCGTCATGTACGTCGTACACTGGGTCATTCCAATACGCTTCGTATGGTTTTTGTCCAGAAATTGATCCAGTGACGTAGGGAGTTATGTTGAGGGTACTACCTTGACACTGGATACCATTACCATATGTGTTTGTTATATACGGTCCTTGTAAAACTTGAATAGCTTGGTTGGTCACTGACCCACTGCTATTAGCGATGGGCGATGCAGTAGCACTAACACCACCAACAGTTTCAGCACGAACACTAGGCATAAACCCAGTGATAGCAAGGGATATCCCTATTGCTGAAAGATACTGGTTGTGTCTGTGACGCTTTGGATAGTGGTGGTTCGATTTATCACGGTGTGATTTGAGAGTCCTGGTCCACTGTATGTTTCTGTGAATTGGAAGTTCGCACCTGGCGTTGTCTGTGTAAACGTCGGTTTTGTATCCACTCCTGTCCATGTTGAAGCAACTCCTTCAATAGTTACATTATTACTTGTAGTTGTTGGTGATAGATTACCAGATGCTGTAACACCAGTGCCTGTTGCGGTCCACTGGTACCCAGTATTATAATCCATCGAATTTATAGTCTCAGTGACTGTCGTAGTCGTCTCAGTGTGAGACGTCATACTACCTTGTGTAAAATTAGGCACCACAGGCACTGCAAACACTGGGTTTGCGCCCATGGCAAAGCATATAAGAAGTAGTTTTATGTTACTCCTCATATGTCTCACCTATCTCACTGTTAGTTCGCTGACCACCTGTCCAGTCGCTTGTGTACCAGCACCACCAGCAGTTAATGCAATGGTTCCTGATGTATCGATTGTACCCGCTAGGTCACCCGCTGTTCCTGCTGCTGTTGAGACTTGACTGGAAAAGTTTCCAACCTGTCCAACAGTAGGTGCACTACTTGATATAGCATCACCTTGTGTGAACGACTGAGTAAAGCTCCAACTTTCCCCTGCTGTCGCTTGGGTCGCTGACAACGTAGGTATAGAACCAACGCCACTACTGATAGTTAGACTACCAATGGATGATGTTGCACTACCACCTGACGGTGTGTACTGTGTGGTCACATTGTTACCACTTACAGAATACGTCGAACCAATACGCTCAACCTGTGTTGCTGCTGCGTTTACGTTTAACTGAACTGATGAACTTAACTTATGTGTAATGTCTGCATTAGCAGCACCTACACCTAAGAAAGGCATCATACCGAAGAAGATTAAGAATCGTTTCATGATTTTTTATACTACCTTCACCCATATTTATACCTAAAATTATTACAGTTTTCCGTACTTGTAAAAACGATACAACTGTACTAAATATAGGTAGTTGCCTTCGGGGACTACAAACAAACTCGCTTACTAAGGAGAACCATGAGAACATTAAACTTCTCGTCCAGAGATATGGACAAGATCTTTGACGCTGCAATGACTTACAGCGTTGGATTTGAAGATCTATTCAACAGGATGCATTCATCGGCATCAATCCACACATCTTACCCACCATATAACATAGTCAAAGAGACTGAATCAGAGTGGAGAATCGAGATGGCACTAGCAGGATGGTCTAAGGATGATATAGAGATTAGTACAGAAACTAACGTCCTAACCATTAAGTCTAAGGTAGAACAGGAATCAGATGGAGACTTTATCCATCGTGGAGTTGCCAAGAGGTCATTCACTAAGACATTTAACATCGCAGATGATGTAGAAATAGGTGAAATCACACACAAAAACGGACTATTAAATATCAAACTTACTAAGATAGTTCCAGAAAGTCAGAAACGAAAAGTCTATGACATAAAGTAGTCTATATAATAGACAACCGAAGAGACCCCCAGTGGTCTCTTTTCTATTGGAGAATTTTATGAACATGTATGTCAATCTGTGTCCTGCATATACACAGAAGAGTGACTCAGTAACTATGGACGTTCCACCTGACATGACGGAACACTTTATGCAGTATGTGTATACCTTATCTGACGAAAAGAACATATCCGCTAGACGAGCGTTCAATGATATGCTAAGATATACATTTGACACCCTTATGGAGAAAGATTATGAGCGCAAGAGTCGTAAGAATGATAAACGGAGAAGACGTAATCGCTGACGTCAAGGAAGTTCGTGAATCTAACGACGGTCCTGCACTTGCTTATAAACTTACGCAACCATACACCGTTACAATTCAACAACCTCCCGAGGTTACGTTTGAAACTGATGATGAAACAGCGATAACAGACTTCACACAGTTAGATGTAGAGTTCACAGTTTATGTACCCTTCTCAGCAGAGGAGCACATCTTCTTACCTCTCCCATCTGTGATGTTTATATACAAACCATCAGATAATCTCGTAGAAAAGTACAATCAATTACTAGATCATGGTAAAACTAATCCTGCTTAAAGCAGACATCAATAAGTATCTTATTGGAAAGATAACAGAACTAGATGAGGAACCATCGTTACTCATAGAGAATGTTTATCAAGTGAGAGACGAGAAAGACATCGAGAAATACCCTAAATTTACAGACCAACGTGATCTGTTCTTGACTTCTGATGTAGTCTTTACTATAATAGATCCATCCAGCACTTTATTGGCAACTTATGTTACCAGTACAGGTGACATTAAAGCAGCAAACAACACTCCTTAATGAATTTCTACACTGACGTGTTACTCCTTGGTGATGATATCCTCTATCGAGGGTATGAAGATGGGAGGCAAGTTCAGTATCGTGAGAAGTCACGTCCTACTTTATACTTTGTACCAAGAGAACAATCTAAGAAGTCAAGTTGGAAAACACTTGACGGTAGATACGCACACCCAAAGAAATTTGATGGTGCTCGTGAAGCAAGAGGGTTCATTGACAAGTATAAGAATGTAGATGGACTAGAAGTTCATGGGTATGATAGATTTGCATACCAATTCATCGCACAGAAGTTCCCTAACACAGTGGAATTTGATATGGATGTGATGAAAATATATGCTATTGATATCGAGGTTGCATGCGACAATGGATTCCCCTCAGTAGAAGCATGTGCTGAGGAAATGCTGTGTATTACCATCAAAGACATCATGTCTAAGAAGATAATTACATGGGGAACTAGGGAGTTCATACCTAATGGGACTGAGTATCGTACGTTCTGGACTGAACAAGCGATGCTAGAAGATTTCCATACATGGTGGTGTGAAAATACACCTGACGTTATTACTGGATGGAACTGTCAACTATATGATATTCCATACTTATGTCGTAGATTAGACAGAGTGCTAGGAGAGAAGTGGAAGAAGTCACTTTCACCATGGAACGGTGTTCTTGAACGTGAAGTCTTCATCAAGGGTCGTAAACAAATTGCTTATGACATTCGTGGCATTGCTACACTTGATTATTATGATCTCTATCAGAAGTTTACATACTCAGCGAAGGAATCCTATCGCTTAGATCACATTGCATCTGTTGAACTAGGTGAGAAGAAACTTGATCACTCTGAGTTTGAGAACTTCAAAGCATTCTATTCTCAGAACTGGCAGAAGTTTGTCGAGTATAATATAAAGGACGTTGAACTTGTTGACCGTCTGGAAGACAAGATGAAACTCATTGAGTTGGCATTGACTTTATCTTATGATGCTAAGGTTAATCTTACTGATGTATATTCACAGGTTCGTATGTGGGATACTCTCATATACAACGATCTATCTAAGAGAAACATTGTAGTTCCTCCCAAGGTAGATACACAGAAGAATGACCAGTATGCGGGTGCATACGTCAAAGAACCTGTGCCTGGGATGTATGACTGGGTGGTCTCTTTTGACCTTAACAGTCTGTATCCACATTTAATAATGCAGTACAACATTTCTCCCGAGACGTTAGCAGAAAGAAAACACCCAACGGTTAGTATCGAGGCTATACTTCAAGAGGACATAAACCTTGATGGTGACTATGCTGTATGTGCCAACGGTGCACAGTATAGAAAAGACATCCATGGGTTCTTACCAGAGATGATGCAAAGGATCTACGATGAACGTAAGATCTACAAATCTAAAATGCTTAGAGCAAAACAGGAGTATGAAACAACACCAACCGTGGCACTCGAAAAAGATATCGCACGATTCAATAACATTCAGATGGCACGAAAGATTCAACTCAACAGTGCCTATGGTGCAATCGGAAACCAATACTTCCGATACTACAATCTGGCAAACGCTGAGGCAATCACACTCTCTGGTCAGGTTGCGATTCGTTGGGTTGCCGACAAAGTAAATGCATACCTTGGTAAAATATTAAAGACAAATGATGATTATGTTATTGCTAGTGATACTGATAGTATCTACCTCCATCTGGGTCCTTTGGTGGAACGTGTATACGAGGGCAGAGAAAAGACTAATGAAAGCATTGTTGGGTTCCTTAACAAGGTCTGTCAAGTGGAACTTGAACCTTTTATTTCGCGTACTTACGAAAAACTGGCACGGTACACTAACGCTTACGAACAGAAAATGATCATGAAGAGGGAGACCATCGCTGATCGTGGTGTATGGACTGCCAAGAAGAGATATATCCTCAACGCATGGGACATTGAGGGTGTAAGGTTTGCTGAACCTAAGTTAAAGATCAACGGTATCGAAGCAGTCAAGTCATCGACTCCTGCACCATGCCGAACTGCCATTAAAGAAGCACTTAAACTGATCATGAGTGGTACAGAAGAAGAAGTTCAGACGTACGTTGCTAAGTTCAGAAAAGAGTTTGAGAAGATGCCTCTCGAAGACGTAGCATTTCCTAGAAGTTGTAACAACATAGGTAAATTTTCGTCTCCAAGAACCATCTATGGTAAGGGTTGCCCCATGCACGTTCGTGGTTCTTTGATGTATAATTATTATGTCAAAAGGATGAAACTAGAACACAAGTATCCTCTGATTCAAGAGGGTGAAAAGATCAAGTTTGTCTATTTACAAATGCCAAACAAAACTGGTGAGAATGTTATGTCATTCTTCCAGACTATGCCAAAGGAATTTGACATACAC